AAAGATAACATTACCGCCTGCCGCTTCAAAATGTTTTTTGGGTGCCGTTGCTCCATGATACATACCATGAGTAATAGCAACCGCGCCAACGTCTAGCCATTCATTATAAGGCAGCCAAATAATATTTCTTTTATCTAATTCTAATTGAAGCGGAAGATTAAAATTATGTTGGTAAGCTACCGGGCATATTTCTTGAAAATCCCAGAAACGAAATTCATGGTTGCCCATTAGATAATAGATTTTAGTGAAGTGTGTTTGTAATTCATCTAAAATCATATTTCCCCATGTAATTTCTTTTTCTGTTTCTGGTACAAAAAATTCTTCTAAACCATCTCCCCTTTTAATCCATTTTTTGTAAGCTGGTTCTTTTTTGTAAAGATATTCAACGTCTAAGAAATCTCCGTTGATAATAAGGTTAGTAATACCATACATTTTCGCTACTTTGCACATATAACGATATGTTGTCATATCCATATACTTACTGTGCCAATCGCCTGCGATAATGAAGGACATAGTTTCATCGTACTTTTTAGGAATTGAAACCTTTAGACCTTTCGTCATCCTTGACTCTCCTTTTCGTTATGCTTCACTTTATATTTACAATTTTTTGTTGAGCTTATGGGGATTTAGTGGGGCCTATAAGTACAATATTAATAAGTTGTAAATATAAGATGTATTACAACTAAAACTAAAATGGTGGACTAATTATGTTAAATAAAATTAAAAACCTGTTTGCCCATGAGCCTAACCTTGAGAAATCGCAGATAAAACAACTAGAAAATGAGATAGACGAACTTAAACAAAAACTAGAAGAAAATTATGATGACCAAATTGCTTTGGTCGAAAAGTATGCTATCGAAGGCTTCTCAAAAGGTTATGGAAATTTCTATGATTTAGTACATGAAGAAATAGATGCGGCAACTTTACAAAGACTCTACACAAGCGAAGGATGGTTTTATATATCTGTTTCAACGATTGTAAATGCCATAATGACTCTTCCTTGGGTAGTTGAGAAAAAGAAACTTATTAAGCATGAAGATGAAAATGGCAATGTTTCTTATGATGAAACTTGGATAGAAGCAAACGGTGAACCTGAATATGATTTACTTCAATATCCAAACGGTATGCAGATTCCTATAGAATTTTGGACATTAATTTTAATTGATTTATTAACTACCGGGAAAGCATATATTTTTACTGACCTTGCAGACGATCCAATTTTAGAGAATCGCCCATTAGCAAGACTTCAAGAGGTTATGGCAAGAAGGAGAAAATGCAGGACTGAAGCAATGTATAGACTTAATTCTGCAATGGTTGAGCCAAGATTTAAAGAGGATTGTTCTTTAGATTTTTATGAATATCAAACGAGTGAAGGAACTTATAAATTTGATCCTACTTATATTATTCCAATTCAATTACCTAATCCGTTAGATTCCTATAAAGGACTAGCCCCAATTATTCCAGTGTTAAAAAATCTATTGATTGATAGGTTTAGTTCAGAACACATGATTAGATTTTACAAACAAGGTGCAAGACTTGGTGGAGTAATCACAACAGAAAAAAAATTAACTAAAGAACAGATGGGACGTATTACCCGTTCTTTTGAACAAAATTATACGGGTAAAAGAAATCATCATAGAACGCTAATACTACCGCAGGGGATGAAATACGAAGTAATCGAACAAAACCCCGGCGAAACATCTTTAATAGAATTTTCTAAATTTAATAAAGAACCTATTTTATCTGCATATAATGTGCCACCAATTAAAGTAGGTTTATTAGATGGTGCAACTTATGCAAATGCATTAATTCAATATAAAGTTTTTTGGGAAGATGCTGTTAAACCAGTAGCTAATATTTTGGTATCTGCCATTAACTTTAGCGACAATATTTTTTCAATGTCGAGGCAATTACGTTGCCGTTTTGATTATTCTGATGTTCAAGCCTTACAGGAAGATCAATCAGTAAAAGCAGATACCGCCAAAAAATACTTAAATTCAGGCTGGACAGTAAACGAAGTTAGAAAAGAAGTATGGGATAAAGAAGGCATTGATGGCGGTGATCGTTCCCCATCAGTTGTTAATATGAATAATAGTGGTATGAACTCTATTTTTAGCACATTAGGAATTAAGCCTATCACTTCAAAAGAACAAGGCAATAATGCTCAACCAGATACCGCTTTAAATTCTGATGTTAAACCAACTACTATTACTTTTGCTGAACGTGTAGCTCAATTAGTTGCTGTTAATATGGCAAATGGATTGCCTTATAATGCGGCCATGAGTGCAGCGATTGAACAGGCAATAACTGAAGGATTCTTACCCGTAGAAGCAGCAGTAAAACCTACTGAAGAAGTGCAAGATGATGAGCAGGCAACTTCTACAGAAGGTGAAGATGATAAGCAACCAGAGGAACCAGTAGAACCAGAAGAAGATAAAGTTATTTATGGAAATGTTCAGGGAAAACATTTATTTGAATACGCCAAGGCACTAACTGGCGAAGGCGTTAAAGTTTTAATTGATGAAAGATTTGATGAAGCCGTTAAATATTTTAAAAAGTTAGAAAAAGTATTTGTAGATGCGGCCAAAGATATTAAAACAGATGATGACGGAAATATTATTAAAACTATTTATTGTCTTAAAAAGAAAGGCAAAGAAAAATTTGGTATAATGCCAAATATAAAAGCCGATGAATCAGGATTGCCAACAGATAAAGTCTTAGCTCAAATGGCACTTGAAGAGGCCGATAATTTAAGTGATGCTGAACTAAAGGCCATGATGCATGGTTTTGAAAATAGTATTCCTTCTCATGCTACTACTTTCCCAAATGATGAGGCAGCCGCTTATTTAACTGCAAGAGCAGGCGATAAGATCGTAGGCATTACGGACACAACAAAGCTACAAATTAGAAAAGTAATTCTTGAAGCATATAAAGACCAAGTTTCACCTAATGAACTTGGGGCAAGAATACATGAAAAATTTGAAGAAATAATGAATTATGAAGGCCGAGCAATGACTATTGCCCGGACCGAAACCCTTAGTGCTGTATCTGAAGGCCAAGAATTTAAGAAAGATAAGTTTTTAGAAGAAGTACCGGATGCAGAAGAAAAATTAGAAAAGACTTGGATAACTGCGGAAGATGAAAGAGTTAGGCCATCACACGCCCAAGTAAATAATGAAACCGTAAAACATAATGAAGATTTTTCTAATGGCCTTAAATATCCAAGGGAGAAAGGCGCACCAGCAGGAGAGGTTATTAACTGCCGTTGTGCTGTTATTTATCATACTGAAGAAGATACCGGGCTAATTGGCTCAATTTTAGAAGGTTTTGGACTATAAAAACGAAAGTTGTAAATAATAAGTGTAAATATTCTAAATGAGGAAATAAAACATGAGTAAAATAGCTAAAAAGGTTAAATCATTCAATAAAGATACTCCTAAGCCCCAAAAAATCCTTAATTGCATTATGGATTGGGACTCAAAAAGCGTAACCAAGGGCGCAGATGGCGCTATTTATATCGAAGGTTATGCCAACACAAAAGATAAAGACCGGGTGGCCGATGTTGTTTTGCCAGAAGCATTTAAGGCAACAATGCCAGAATATATGAAAAATCCTATGATTCTTTATATGCACGATTGGAATCAAGTAGCTGGTAAAGTCGTTGAATATAAAATTGACGATAATGGTTTATGGATTAAGGTACAAATTTCTAATGCAAAAGATTGCGAAAACATAAGAACAAAAATTAAAGAAGGAATTTTAAAAACTTTCTCTATTGGGTATAACGAATTAGATGCAGATTGGGATAAAGAGACAGCAACTAATTATGTTAAAGAAGTAGAGCTTTTAGAAGTTTCTATTGTTTCTATTCCATGTAATCCAAGAGCCGAATTTGCTTACGTTACTCCTGAAGAGGGAAAAGACGACGAAGGCAAAGCAGCCCCACAACCAGAAAAAACTAAAAATATTGAATTATCTGATGAATTTTGTAGTTTCCTTGCAGATGCTTGTAATCTTGTTAGTGAAAAAATAGATAGTGAATTTATCAAAGAATTAACTACAGAATTTAACAAGATGGAAGAAGGTAAATTAACAGAAATCTATAAGTTAATTTTTCCAAAGAGTAAATATACTAAAGAGGAAGCGATAAAATGGGCAGAAGGACATGGACATAAAACTAGCCCAGTAAATGAAAGCGAGAAATTTTGGGAAATATCGCAACGAAATAAGTCAGACTTCAAAGAAGAAAGTTTTGAAGATATGGAATTAACGGACGATATAAAAATAACTATCGGTCATCTTAAAGATTAATATTTAACAGCGAGGAAACGCAATGAAGAAAAAAGAAGTATTAGACATTATCAAAAAACTACGAGGCGAAAAAGTTGAAGATAAACCAGCAGAAGAAGCTACTCCTGCTGCCGAAGCTACTCCTGCCCCTGAAGCCACCCCAGAAGAAGGAAAAGAAGGCGAAGGAAATCCAGAAGAAGAAACAGAAGAAGGAAAAGAAGAAGAAGGCGAAGATAGCGTAGAAACTCGTCTTGCAAAAATTGAAGAAATGATTGGAGTAATTGGCACTGCCCTTGCTGACATTATGGAATTTTTGGAAATGGGTACTGCGGAAGAAAGTGCAGCCGAAGAGGAAGAAGAATCAAGCGAAGAAGATATGGAAGAAGAGGAAGAAGAAGGGAAAGAGTCAGAAGAAAGTGATGAAGAAGAAAGCGAAGATGATGAAGAAAAAGACCTTGAAGACATTACCGAGGAAGAAGCACTAAGAGAACTAGAATCAATTGAGGAACAATTAGAGGACTTAGAAGCTTAATCTGCGGATTATTTTTCAAAGTTGTATATAAACTATGTAAGGAATGAATCAATAATTATTACAGGAGATAATAAAATGAACGAAGAACTCAAGAAAGCATTACTTAAAGCAAGAAAGGCTCTTAAAGACGCTCAAAAAGTTAAACTAAACGCAGTTGTAAACGGCAAAAGCCCTGCGCCTGCAAAAAATAAACTTCCAGAAGAGGCAACAAAAACTCTTAGAAAGTTTGGTGTTAGCTCACCTTCAGACTTGATTAAGATTAATACTGCTGACAAAAAATATTCTTATGTTGGCAAGGAAGAAATGCAAAAAGTTAAGAATCTTAAAGAAGCAGTAGACGTTGCTGTTATTACTGCTCAAGCGTTGAAATGGCAGGAAACTGAAGGCGAAAGCATGAAGATTACTGCTGATGACGTTAAAAAACTAAAGTTTTTTGATGATGAGCTTGCTTTTCATCTTAAAGCATTTGGTATTGGTTCAGGCGACGAGGGCTACGAGTGGATTCCTACTATGGTAGCTACCTCTTATATTGATGAATTTAATTTAGAAAGAAAAGTTTCAGGACTTTTCCAAGAAGTG